AACTTTGTAGGGCCAGTGTCAAATAGAGTATTTCAGAAAATTAACTCTAATGGAAAACACCCTCCACTACTAACTGTTCAGGATGGATTACCTATGCCTATGGCTAGAACCTTCGATACTTTTGGAGTAACCGACTATACTGATTCAGTTTTGATAGGTGGATATGAAAAGGTTATGCAAACTGAAAGAGATAATGAAGGTAATGAAAGGCAAACTGGATTATGGGAATCAGAAAGAAGACCCGGAATTTTAGAAGGTAGTGGATTAGCGCATTGGGATGAGTTTGAATATTCTGGTATCTTTAGCCAAAGTAGTCATAAAGAACAGGCTATTGTTTATCTAAATACTTTAATGAATAGTTTGTCAGGAGAAACTTGGATTATATCTAAGGCTCTTGCATCTTACAGTGGAGAAGTTATGGAATGTTTCTGTGAGCGTTCAGTATTAGCCATGACCTATCCTCCATCTAATCTAAATGAAATTATTGCTGAGAAGGGAGTATTACAAAGAATGCTTCTGTATGTTTGGGAAGTACCTGAGTTTATTCAGCATAAAATGAGAGAGGAACAAATTGACAAAGCAGGTACTATTGAAGAAGTAAACCAACCTATTGATAGATACGCTGATGCTTTATTTAATTTATATGAATTAACGAGAGAACGATTTAATCAAGTAGGCGGCGACCCTCTGAAAACAATGACATTTACTCCTGATTTTAATGCTGTATTAAAGTTAGAATACAACAACATGAAGAATTACTTGAATAATACAAGAGCAGATGTGGCTAAATTAGCAGGTAACTTTACTACTCGATTAATGAAGATAATGATGAAGGTATCAGTGCTATGTTCTATTGCTTCGGCCCCTGCTATCAAGAAAGAAGAAGACCGCTTTATCGTCACAGGAACCAATGTAAGACAAGCGGCCACTATCGTCCGACAGTGTTATATGACTCTTGTGGATTGGTTAGAACGAAGCCTAAGAGTTAAGCGTCAGTCTATTGCTGAAGCCTCGCTAGAACCAACATTTATGGAAATGTTTAAGAATATGAGCGAAAAATCCGAAGATGGTTTAGTAAACAAAGCGAAATATCTGAAGCAAGTAGGTACGAAAACTAAGAAATCTCAATCACAGATTTACAGACATTATGAAAGAGTTAGACATAAGTTTGAAGAAGAAAAGCATGGTCGTAGTACATACATAAGAAAAATAGGAGTTGAAGAATAATGAAGTGGGAAAACACATATCTAGTATTTGAAGTATCAAAAGGGCCGAAAGTAATAATTGATTCATTAGACACATATGGTGCTGATGGATGGGAATGCTGTTCTATGTTAATAGTAGCAGGTTCTCAGATTGTTTGCTTTTTGAAGCGAAGAACAGATGCAGATGAGCCTAAACCCGATAAGGAAGAAGAGAAACTTAGTAAACTATGGGGTACTAATTCCTCTTCAACATCAAATAAGGAATGATTAAAATGTCAGTATTGGCATTGGATATTGAAACCAAAAATATGTCCTATGAAATAGGCGGATTTGGTAATACGCATATGTTTCAAGTATCAACAGTTGCTACTTGGGATGGTAATACTGGAACAGTTTATGTTGATGAACCAGTTGATTCATTTGCTAAGTCAGGTCACATAATTAAATCTCTTAGACAATTAAAGTATGATTTAGATGACCATTTTCAAAAGGGCGGACTGCTGTTAGGACATAACATAGCGGCTTTTGATTTACCTATATTGAGAGATTCTATGGATATTTATTGCATTAATAAATATGTTAAAGAGAAACAGTATATTGATACTTCAAAAATACTATTGAAGGAACATGGCGAGAGATTTCAATTAAAGAATCTAGTAAAATGCACAATGAATGATTACAAGTTAATGGATAGTGCAGATGCACCTAAGTTGTGGAAGATGGGTAAATTCGATGAAGTGGTGGAGTATTGTATGAAAGACACACAGTTAGTTTATGACCTTTGGAAATACGGACAAGACAATGGTATTGTTAAGGGGTTTTCCATAGAAAATGAAGAGTTTAGAGATATGGAGGTGAAATGGTAATGGACGGATGGAGTTGGTTTGGGTTAATAACTTTTGTTATTGTACTCATGCTTCTATTCTTTGCGGCATTTGGTGGTAGTAATATCTCAGATGAAACTGTTGAAGATTATATGAAGCGTTTGATGAAGGGTAACAAAGGTAATTCATAATGCCTCTGAAACAGAAGTGTATCTTCTGTAAAGAATCAACAATTGCCAAGAGGCTTCTTGGTTTTTATGTTGGTTCTAATAAACAGGCTGAATTATGGGAATGTCGCTCTTGCCGTGGCATTTGGTCGAAAGACACTAAATTAGGAGAGGGGGCTTAACGGCCCTCTCTCCATTTTTTTTGGCTTTTTGAAAACACAAAATTGGTTTTTATTAAGCGTGGGCTATAACCATCCAGCCGGTCGTTATTGGAGCAATTGAATCATTTGCTCCTTGTATAGTAACTGACTGTTGTGGAGTTAATGTAATTACATTTGCAGCAGTTACACAAGCCACTGTTCCTGTTGCTCCCGCATGTTGTCCCAAATCAATTGTTTCTCCACCAGCAGGAGTAATAGTAATTGAATTAGTAGGGTCTATATTTTTAATGTAATGGATTTGATTTGCTACGGCATTTGGCATAGCAAAAGTATGACCTGCTGGTGCTAAATTAAATGAATAAATCACTTTCTTTGACAAAGTAGGAGCAGGAAGCCCTGCCGCCACATCTAATACTTCATAACCAGCAGAAAAGGTTCCACCCGATATTACACCTATTGTACCTGTAACTGTTTGGTCTGCGGCTATTGTGGTTGTTGCCGTCATTGAACCTGTAACTGCTAATACATTTGAACTACTAAAAGTTAGATTTGCTTCAGCATTCATAGTATCTGCCGTTAATGCAGTAACTATTCTATCGTTAGCACCATTCGTCAAAAAGTCTGAAACATCAACTGCAATTGTAGCAGTTGAACCTTCAGCCGGAGTATGGGTAACATCTATTCCTGTTCCAGCCGAAACATCAGTCATATAGTTTCCAACGGTATCTGTTCCTAATGCAACGCTATTTGCTTGTATTGTAGCCGCACCACCAGCCGCTACCGCTATATCTCCTGAAACATTTCCAAAGATTGCATCTTCTAAATTAGTAAATGAAATCTTTTTCTCAGTACCATTATCAGAGAATACAAAATGGTCTTGTGTTTGATGTAACCCAGTACCACCTAATGCTGAATAACCATCAATATCTAAACCAATTCCATCTGTTTCAGGACTCGTTAGGTATTGTATTCTTCTTGTTGCTTTAGCCGCACCTTTATTCACTTCTAAAATAGCAATAGGAATATCACCTGCGGTTAAATCTGCAACTTTATCAACACCTGCCGCATGTCTAATTTTAACCACATTGGAACTATTGACTACAATTACAGAATAACGGTTTTGCCCTGTTGAATCTGCCGTCTGCTCTTGAAACTGAATAGTTGCATCAGTTACAGTACCACTATGAATTATTTCTGTAATTGTTGCTTCAGCCGTAGCCGCTTGTAATACTCCGCCTCTAACTACCTTACCTGTTCTAACAGTAATTACAGTTACAGAAGTACCATCATTCATTTGCATATTGAAGTTTTTAGAACCCGTACCAACTGCCGCAGTTAAAGCCGCATAGCCTGTTGTAGCCATAGCGTTTAATGCTTTAATTAATCCTGAATGGGGGAAATCCACACCATCAACAGGTTGCCCTGCTGAACCATTATGCGTACTATTATCTCCCATTTTTGTTATATATCCACTGTTAATGTATTCGTTATCTGCCATATTACTCAACCTCGACTTCTATAAAAAACTCAACTTCTTCACTTGTGCTAAAAGGACCAATTGCATCAAAAGGTATTCTTAAAAGTAAATTACCTGAAGAATCCTCTAAACTAATTTCTCTTAATGTTCGGCCTGTGATTGATGATTCGGAACCCTGTACTGTGATTTTCCACTGAACAGTATTTTCGGCTGATTTTACACCTACTGCACTTACATTACTGCTTAACAGTGGAACATCTAATTCTGTTTGCGAAGGAGAAGAAGCGTTTCCGCCAGAACCAACATTTGATTCATTAAATGTACTAACTAAATAACTTGCTATGAGCGATTTTCCTTTATCTGTTATCATAATTCTTCCTCCACTAAGTCGGTATATACAACAGACTCCCCGCCTGTGAATCCCATTGGAGTCGTCGATGTATTTAATACTGAGCCGAAACCAAGAGTAGCACCTCCGGTAGCAAGTCTCTTTCTTATCTTAATTCGTATTTCTTTTACCTTCATGTCTTCAAAGTAGTCTAATGATTTAGAAGGTTCTTTAAATTCTCTTGGTCTTGTTAATCCTGACATTTGTACTCCCGCTAATAATAATTCAGTAAATCTCTCAGCAAGATTTTTAGCCGTATTTCCTAATTTTAATTTAGAGAACCCATCTAAATAATGTTCTATTTCTATAATTAGGTATGTGTTTCTTCTAATGTTCTGTGAAGGGAAAGATATTTCTATTTCATCAGCAGGTCGCAAAGTGAATATATCTTTACCTCTAACTTCTATATCAACCAATTCTCCTACCTCATTATGTATAGATAATAATTTACTGGCTCTCGCATCTGCATCTTTTTGAGTATAGATGCTTTCATCAGTAATTTCTAAGGTTCTTCTGTTTCCTGTTTCCTTTATGTTTCTAACATTTTTTCTATGTGCCTTTAGATTTCTCCCATAGATAATTACTTCATTATATTGGTCAAAGAGTTTTCTTTCCTTTGTTAAATGCTTTACGCTATATGTATCATCCATTTCAAAAATAAAAACTTTTGGTTTATTTAGTGAAGAATCCGCATCTCTTAATAAGAACTTCTTATCATGTAATAGTCTTCTATTTTTCTTATCTAATATATAATTAGACGCAGTTAATAGGCTAACTCCTTTATATTCGGGGGATAAAAACACAGGGTATTCCGTAATGTCTTGTTTTTCAAATTCTAAACCTTCATCATCAAATAAGTCATTTAGTAAATCATCTGCTTCAAAACAAATATTAACACCGCAACCAATCGTTGCATCTGTATAGTTTCCTTTTATTTCTTTTGACACCGTAATATCGAATGTTTCCCCTATTGATACGGCCCCTACCATATGTCTAAGGTTAGAAAACTCAAACTCATGCACATTTAAATCAGATATATATGATACCTGCATTTGTGATAATATGTTATTTATTCCATCAGTAATACCAACCGAAAGGGTATCACTATGTTCTAATAATTTACTTGAACCAAAACAATCTGAAGGTGTTCGATATACTAAATGATTACCTGACCCTTTATTGCTTGGGTCGGCTATAATATACATAGAAGATACCCCTTCACCAAATCCTGTTTCTGAATATAATCTAGAACCAATATTTGTTGGGTCGCCATATCTTACTTCCCCCGTAAATTGCTCATGTCTGGCATTATGTAATTTGAAAGACTTAGTAGGTTCATAGCAACTATTCTCATATGCTTTCTTAGTATATTCAGGAGTTAGAGTATTTATTTTAATTTTTTTAGGACTAAAATCATAAAATGTGTTTTCTGCGGTTCTCATCACTTTATACACTTTACCAATAGTACCTGCATTATCAATTACTATCTGATGTTTAGTACAGTCAGCAGTACGCTTAATTGTATGAGAAACAACATAATGAATATAACTTGGAATAGTTTCATGTAATCCTTTAAGCGTTTTATTAATGCTGGCCGCCCCCGTAGCGTCACTTGTGTAATATGCTTCAGTAGTTGTCGAAGCCGATACGGGCGAGGTTGGGAAAGCATAAAAACCATGTTTATTCAGTCCATATTGTTTGCCATGATGGCTAACCAAATAGCAACCTGTTAGGTTAGGTGCATAGTTTAACCAAGCATTATTCTTTTCTGTTGGGTTATCAGCACCGTCAATATCTCTTACCGTAAACTCATATAATTTTGTATTAGTTGAACCTACTCCTACAACTGTTTGAGAAGCACTATAACAGTTAGAACCTGATTTATTTACAAATTTCAAATGAGGCTTAAATAACATATATGCTCCATCAGCAATATATGGTGAACTACCATCACTACTTTCTTTTCCTTCACTTTTATAGAACCCAAACCCTTGGTTTGATTTAGTTTCTAACATGACTTTATGAGGCGCAGTAGCGGTTCCTCCCATACTTTGTAATAGCGGAACTGCATTTTCTATTTCTGATGAAACTACACCAGCACTAATATTGCTTTGTCCTCCATCTTCAATATCAAATCTATCTAAGAATACTGCTAAAGTATCTGCATACAAATGTTTAAGATGACCTTCTTTATTATTTATGCTTTTAATAACTTCTGAAATTTGCATATTTCCTTCAGTGTGGACTAGCGATTCATCAAGAACAAGACTATATTTTAATAATCTATTTGCATCTGAGTAATCATTAAACTTTATATCGTAGTAACAGTATTCCATAATTAAATAATCTTGGCCATATGTTTGATTAGCCGCAGTCTTACCTAAATATTGGCCAGAACTTAACCAAATATGATATTGAAGGTCATTAGTTAATGCAGATGTAGCAGCATCAACTAATAAACAATAATCATAGTCTCCTGAATAGGGTTCATTTCTTAATCTATATCCAACATAATTTCCAGCAGAGGGAGTAGCATATTGAAATGTGGCGGTATCATAAGCAATTAGTTTATTTGCATCACGCCCTTTAATTGAATAATATGTACCCGTCCAAGAAAAACTGTCAACACCCGTAGTAACATAATTCGTATAGTCCGAACCGCTATGGGTTTCTAATAATGAAATCCTAACTCCCCTTAGAGCGTTTGCTCCAATTGGCCCATAATCAGTTAAAGCAGTTTTGAAGTTTCTTTGTTCGCCAGAACTTTCTCCACTATGGTCCTGAACATCTAATTCATCAAGGTCTGAACTAGAAATAATAATAGCAGGTCTTGAATTACTTGAGGAAACAACTTGGTGCGTATCTATTCCTCTTTTAGCGATTCGCACACCGGATAATACTGTTCTAGAAGTTTCTAAAACGGAAAAAGTCGGAGGTAAGGCAATACTCGCTGTTCTTTTTTCCGAAGCCAAATTGTCAATTAAACTATAATGGTCGTCACCGGCATTGTCTGGCAAATATAACTCATGGTAAGAATCATCATTATCTTCTGCATAACCATCCATAGTACCTGTTCTGCCCGCTTCATTATTCATAACTGCACCTTTGACCATATGAATTGCGCCATCCATAGGCATAGATGTGAAAGTATCTTTTGAATTGTGTCCTCTAACATACAAATCTTCATAGGAATCTGTATCAATACAGAAAGCAAATACCGGCTGTCCTACGGTTAACGCGCAATCATCATTAACATGAGGGCCGGTTAAACCATACTGTGCGCTAAATTCAATAATCTGCGCCCACGCTTGAGCCGCCCCATAGCCAATATAATTTCCTTTAGCAGTAAAGAAAAGATAATTTTTACTTTGATGTAGTTTGCTTTTTTCATTTGTTGTACCGCTTACATAATCGGGTGCGGCAGATAAGGACAATCTATTATTAGAAGTATCATAACTGCCTACTGTTAGATTATTACCGCTTGCATCTTGAATTGGAAACAGATTAGCCATTCTATTAATCACATCTAACTGTAATGTTTTATTTTTACTAGGTAAATTTTCAGCATCCACAGAATTAAAGTGCCAATCTAATGTCATTTCCACCAATCGCAACATACTAAACTTTTTTAAAGAGTTAATGGCTGGTGCTGTGGATATTGACATTATTGGGTTATTATCATCTGTATCAGAAATTGACGAGCCTCCCCCTAAGTAAGTAGTATGAGGATTAGATATGCTAGAAGGATTTCCTTTATTTTTTAACATGATACTAAAGTCTGTTAAATCTCTTGAACCATAGTATAGGCTAGTTTTCCTTAAATCTGATTCTGGTAATAAATCAGAAGTAGTAAATAAGAAATGTCTAGATACTTTACTATCCATCTGCCGTAATGTTCTTTCCCATGTTCTTCCTATGTTACCATTCATAACATGAGGTAGTCCGGCAATAGGGTATCTTGCTCTCACTGTCGCAGTATTTCCTGTTAGGTAATAATCAAAAAAGTTTGTTCCTCTTGACGGTTTATTTCCTCGTCTTTCATAAAATCCTTGTGACTCTCTTACTGTACTAAATGAAGAATCATCTCTATGAGTTTGAGTAATTGTTGGCGTACTGCTTGTATAAGAAGGCTGGAATCTATGAGCCATAGCATAATAATTAGTTTGGCTAAGAACATCATAATATCCTCTTGCATCAGAATTGTCATTTACTGTTGATGCGGTACTACCATCTAATTTTATTTGGGTCAAAGACTCTATTGGAAATTCATCAATTGCCGAGTAGTTGCCTTCTTCTAAATCAACAAACTTGTAATATGGCGAACCATATCTCTTAATGTAATTAGTAGTAATAGTTGAATCTGAATTGTCATGTATATTAATATTAAATGGCAATAGTCCTTTAGTATTACTAATATACGGGCTGGCTAATTGAAGCAAAGATGCAGGTCGGTTAATAAAATACATGTCAGTTGTATTCTTTTGAGATAATTTGTAAATATTATTACCGTTACTTGCAGTTGAATCTCTATCTAATCTAATTTCATTATAAGAATAATGTGACCCACTACTACCCGAACCTGCTTCTGCACGAATAAAATACCCTTGAAATGTAAATACCCCACTATCTTCTGCAAATACAGGGTCGCCTCTTTTGAAATGAGTATTAATTACGGCAGAAGAAGTAGTAATTCCTCCCGATAATGATGTTGCTTGAACATTCATTGTTGTGTCTGTTAATTTCATTAAGTCACTTTCATATACATCTGGACTACTTGATGTGAGAACAAACTCTTGGTTTGCATCTGTATCATTTCTATCAACTCTCCCTAAATATAATCCTATTCTCGGTGCAAGAGTGATGGTAGTATCACCGTCTTCTCCCTTACTGTTTAATACTACAAAATCACTTAAACCATTAACTACATCATAACTAAAGTAATTGCCGGAAACATCATCTTTCAATTTCGCTTGAAAGGCTCTGTCGTTTTTGATATTACCAACACTATCAAAATTATATCCAACCGCTTCAGCATTTGTATTTTCTGAAGTACCTCCTAAGAAAAACTCTTTATTTCCTGTTTTAGTATAAACAGGCGGAGTAGCGGTAGTCCTGCTTGATACCGATACACCACTTGTAAAATATATTCCCTTATCTGATGCGCCTTCTAGTGAACTAACTGTATTTGAGTTTACAGCACTTGCACTAAGAGCCTTTTTGAAAGTATAGTGTTTGTTAGATGAACCTACAAAAATCTGTTCAGAAGAAGAAGCGGTAGCACATGCACCAAACTCTATAATAATATTGGGTTGGTCTGGCTGTGAAGAAACAATTCCTATGAAATCACCATTAACATTGTATAAAGTATCTCCCACATTTAATCCTGCAATTGGCGTATTGAAAACAACTGAAATGTCGCCTAAAGCAAGATTAGCATAAAATGTAGCATTTGCGCCTCCACCTGTTTTACCCGCAGAAGCATTAGATAAAGGCGACATAGAAGAGTGAATTAAATCAGAAGTAAATAATGTATTTTTATTTATAGTTGGGCCAATCAATTTAGAGAAGATATTGCGGCCAGCAACCTCAACAACTGGCTGACCCATTTCTATATCTTCCACTATCTCTTCTATTTTTCCATCAAAGATTTCTAAATCCACAGTAAACTTACCATAGTTATAGTCTATACTTGTTTTAGAATTAGCCACTGGTCGATAGTGTGTTCTTTCTGGCTCTAATCTATAAAATTGATGTGTTTTATCGCCAAAAGAAATCCGTATTTCTTTTTCGGCATAGTTAGGCCCAACTAAAGTAACAATAGCATTATTGTACCTTGATTCAGTATAAGAACCTAAAGTAATATTATTTATTTTATATGTCAAAGTATCTATATCTAAAGGATGGCTAGTCAATGCACTTAATCCTGTATAAGTAACATCAGTATCTAAATCTAAAGTAGCCATTAATGTTCTTGTTTTAGGCGACCACATTCTTCTGTAAATCTTATCTTCTGCACTAAATGGTGCAGAACCACGATTTGTAAAGGTTGATTCTGTTTCTAATCTCCAATAAGATTGACATACAACAGTATGTAAGCCAGAAGAAGCGGCACTAACGGTGCTAATAAAACCTATATAATCACCAATCTTAACTTCTTCATGTTGGCCCCAAAGGGTTCTTGCATCATAATTTCCGTCTGTCTTAAATTTGAGATTTGTACTGCCACTTGTAATTGAGTCTAATGTTAATTTTGTTTCAAACCAATCTGTTAAGCCCGATTCAGCAATCTTTTCTTTTAGAACATATTTATCATTTAGTACATTTTTTGAAGTAAATGTTCTATTACCATCAACCACTCTAGATTCAGCAAAACTAGCCTTGTCTTTCATTGAACTAAATACTCTTGAACTAAACATATCCATTACTTTATTCAAAACTTTAGGTGATTCTTCATAATGTAAATAAGTAAGAGGGCCGACTCTTCCAGCAGTACCATTAGAGTCATCAGTATCTCTTCGGATATTAGGAAAATTAGTTGTGTAATCAGTAAATGAAGTGACTGCGGAAAATTGATTTTTATCGTCATAATAATAAGAAGCAGAACTTGATGTTGCGGGATTATCCATTTTTCTTTTGTTGTCTATTAATGTAGTGGATAATGTAAACTTGCTTTTATCTATAATTTTTGAGTGTGCATCTTGAACAGTAACAAATACTGAATATTTATCACTTAGAGCAATTGCTGAATTATCTGTGCTATAATTATAACATAATCTGTATTTGGTATTATGGTCTAACTCATTCTTTTTGTTGAGTCTGTCATTATAAAAAAACCAAAGTGGATTAGTCACTATAAAATTAGTTAGATGCGTACTATCAGAAGAAGTAACTAATGCACCAGCCGAAACAGCAACAACTGAAGTATCTGTTATTGTTGGCCCCTTGAATACAATAAACTTCGTACCTTTAGGTATTTCACTACCTAACTTGGGAGTAAACTCTAAAGCGTCTCCTTCCACATCATCGGTAACTTCAGCAGTAATTTTAGCAAAATGATGCTGTTTATTATCATCAGCAAATAATAGAATAAAATAATCATGTGTAAGCAAATTAATAGAATTATATTGTTGCCCTGTTTGAGTTTCATTAAAATAAGTTTTAACTCGATAGCCGGGAGTTTTTGCTAAATTTTCACTATAAGAATTATATGCACCTGTTGTTTCTTTAACCATAGTAGTGGCTGTACTTGCATCATTTCTTATTTCTGCACATATGTATTTATTAGCCGCCGACGCAGTATTAGTAATAGAAGGATTTGTAGGGCAGTCAAAATTAACATTAAACCCTGCATTATTCCAAGTAGTGTTTCTTGCAGTATCTTTATGAACACCTGTTTTACGAACATATACTGCCATTACATATCCACCTCTTCAAAGGTTAAAAATAAAAGTGATTTGTCGTGATAAGGATAAAGTGATTTACCATTAAAAGCAGAATGAATATGCTTAGTCATACTTAATTCGTGAAAGACTCCATAAAATTGACTATTAGTATATCCTATATGGTCTGGGAATGAAGAAGCCGTAGCATGAGTATTGGTTCCATTTGCACCCAAGTATAAATCTTCAGCAACTAATTCAAAGTCGTTGTCATCTTCATTATGAGTGACTGTTTTAGAAGTCCCTCCACCAAATAAAATACTTAATTTTCTAGTATTGTTATCAAACGATACTCCTACATGATAAGAATTATTTACATAATTTGCTTCTTTGGGGGCTTTTTGATAAATTGTTTCTGAGTTTAGGGAGGAAGAAGGAGTACCGCTAAGATATACAGTAGTAGTGCTTGTCGCTGGCCAACCGGAACCAAACGCAACAGTACCAATGGACTTAAAATTAAATCCACTTTTAATAAATAATTCTTGGCCTAAATGATATAAATTAGATGCTGGGTTTGTACCCGATGTAAAAGACGCACCGCCTCCATGTGCGCTACCTCCTAGTGTTTCTATTTTAGTATGGGTTAATCTTCCTTGACTGTCAAAGCCACCTGCTAGAATATCAGTAGTGTAAGTGGATGGTTGAATGTGGTCGGGATAAATAAGAGTGTTACTAACTAATGTTGTAGTGGTGCTACCAGTGGTCAATTGGACTTCTATTTTATATGATGCTGGATTATTAGTATTGGTTGTATGATATGTACCTGCTAGTACCACATCAGTAGTAGCATTACATAAATATATTTTCAAATTAGTGCTATAAAATATAGCCATTTTATGATTTGCTCGGTTAGCCGCTTGAGTAGCATGCGCCCTCGGTAAATGCTTATCAGAATAATAGCCAGAAGTAGTAGTATATGGAGCAGTATGCTCTCCATCGGGGAATGTCTTTTTTGAATCGGTAACTGTTGTTGCCGATGTTCCGGTAGTATGATTACCACTACCGTTTACATCATATGGAGTAATTATTGCATCAAAACAAAATGAACCTTTATGCCCCCAAATACCATAAGGTATGTCATTTGAAGTATCTGCATCTGAACCAATATCAGGAACATTATCGCTATAATTTATTTTAATACAGCCATTACACATTACCGGAAAAACCAATCCATTCTTATTTCCTAATGATAATGTCTGCATAATAATCACACCGTCAAAGCAACAACAAACTCTAATGTAAAACTTATTTGCATAGGTTCTTCAGCATTAAAATCACAACTAAATGATTGAACAAATCCGTTTAAACCTTCATCAGTAGCACTATTTGGAAAATCTGTCAAAGCCAAAATAGCCCCTTCATTATCTAAAGTATCGCTAAAGCCTCTTGCTGAAAAA